GGGCGCTGCGCCAGCGCCCGTCTGAGAGATCAGCTTCATGAGTTCCTGCTGCGGGCCGGTCATGCCGATGCCGAGGCGCTGCATCTCGTTCATCGCCTGCAGGTACTGCTGCGGGTTCTGCAGCAGGCGCTGCGTCTCTTCCTGCAGCAGCCGGTCGCCGCGTTTCGCCACGAGATCGCGGAGCGCTCCGTACATCCCGCCGGTGGCGTGGTCCATGACGCGGCTCACGGGGCCTTCCGCCATCTGCGCAAGGTTTGATGCCGTGTCGGACCCGCCACCGGCGGTCGCGGTGTTGCGGACGCGCTGCGTGATCTGCTGCTGCTGGAGCGCGTCGAGGGTCTTCTGCAGCCTGCCGCGGGAACCCGGCATCAGCGTGTCGCCGAAGTTGTCTTCGCCGTAGCGCTTCATTGCCTGCGAGAGCCGGGCCCCGGTCACCTGGGGGACGCCGGCGCCGTTCGCGGTCGACGAGACGCCCTCGGGCGACAGGAACGTGTTGCGGATCCCCTCGCTCGCGCGCGCCGCCTTCACGGGCATGCTCTGCGCCGCGTAGTCGGTGTTGACCTTGTCCCAGGCGTTGCCGGTGCTCTTGTTCAGGACGTCGTCCATTGCGTTCTTGAGCGACATGAAGAGCGGGTCCTGGCGGATCGCGCGGTCGGAGAGCGTGCCGGGTGCGACCGGTCCGTTCATCGACTGCCCCATCAGCTTGCGGAGCTGCGCGAGGTGCTGGGGCCCGTACGCGGGCGAGTCCATCACGGTCTTGATCTGTTCGAGCGCGGGCCGCATCGTGGTCAGGCCCTCGGGGCTCTGCGCAGCCTGATCGACCAGCTGCCGGAACGCATCCGACTCAGCTTTAAAGACCTCCGGCTTGACCGCGTTCATCGCGTTCGCAGTGTTGGCGCTCCAATTCGAGGAGCGCACGGCCCTGAGGGCCCCGAGATCGTCGGCGTTGCTGGTGGCGCGGTCGACCTGATCCCACACCGCCGCGGAACGGTCGGCGTCGTTCTGCGCCCACGCCGCCGGCTGCTTGGCGCGCGAGCTACGCTCCGCGACCGCCAGCTCGGGGCTCTGCGCCGCCGCCGCAGTCGTCAGCGGGATCTCGGAGGGGGCTGCGCCGCGGAGAGCGTTCTCCGCTCCCGGCGCGGCCTCGCTGAGGCCCTTGGCGGCCCGCTGGGCAGCGCCGCCGCGCGTGAGGTACGAGCCGGCCTTCCGCAGGACCGAGAACCCTGCGGGGGCTAGCGCGCCGCCCGCCGCGCCCATCGCGGCGTTCTCTCCCCTCGATTCCGTCGACAGGACCGGCTGGGCCGCGCCGGCGGCACCGCCCATCGCGGCGGCGTCGATCGTGGCGGAAGCCAGCGAGCCCGCGCGCGGAAGCAACCGGCCCACCATCGGGAGCGCACGCAGCGCGCCCGTAGCGGCCCCAGCGGGGATCGCCAGGGTGGGCAGGATCTCGCCCGCGGTCTGCATCAGGCCGCCGCCGGTGGTCGTGTTTGCGAGCGCCTGATCGCGGAGCCGCTTCTCTTGGATCGCCTCGTCCTCGGCGTTGCCGCCGGTCACGAGATCGCCCAGGTTCTTGCCGCTCCGGCCGCTCAGGGCCCGCACGAGCTGCTTCCCGCCCTGGTAGAGCGTGTCCATGCCGGCGCCGACGTTCTCCGCGGCGCGCTGCGCCCACGGACGATCGGCCTCGGCCTGCTGGAAGCGCTGCGCCTCTTCCTGCTGGTAGGCCTTGGTCTGCGCGTCCCGGGCCTGGAGCCGCTGCGCGTGCAGCGCCTGGGCGTTGCGGATGATGTCCGCGTCGCTCGCGTTGTCCGGGCCCTCGACCGTGATCTGGCCGCCGTCGGGCGTCTTGACCGTGTACTGGGCCATTACCGCACCACCGACCAGCCCTGATCCGGGCCCTTCGCGGGCGCGCTCCCGCCATGCGTCTCGGCGCCGTAGCGCGACTCCCAGTCACCCAGGCCGCTACTCTCGTACTGCCGGCGGAGCCCGCCGAGCTGCGCGTTCGCCATGTCCTTGTAGCGGTTGATCACGCTCCGGAGCTGGGCGGGCGAGTTCGCAGACTTCAGCGAGGCCGCCATCGCTTCGCGGTCCCCGAGCGCGCCGGAGCTGCCCAGGATCGCCTTCGTAAGCTCGTCGGCGACGATGTTCTTCACGCCGTTGAAGTCCGTCGGCGCGGTGCCGCCGGTCCACTGCGAGATCTTGTTCTTCGCGGCGTTGAAGAGCTGGACGTTGCCGTTGCCGAGCGCGTCGATCGTGTCGTTGAGGGTTTGGAGGTGATCCTGCAGGACGCCGAACGAGCGCACGCTGTTACCCTGAGGCCCGGTCGAGAACGACAGCTCGGTCTTCTTGCGTGCGTCATAGGCGGGTTGCGACCACGACGGGTTCAGCGCGAGCGCGCGCGACATGATCGCGGTCGAGCGCGGGCTCCGGTCATTGAAGCCGGGCCGCTGGAAGTTCGCGACCGCTTGCGCAACGGCCTCGTCCTGCGGCGAGAGCGCGGCGGGCTGACCGTCCGGACCGATGCCGTAGATGCCGGCGACCTGCTTGCGCGTCGCCATCTGGTCGTCCGCGATCGAGCGGCGCAGCGACATCTGCTCCTCGGCGAGCTGGGCGTGCAGGAGCTGGGCCTGCTGCTGCGCGAAGGCGCGGGTCTGCGCGTCGCTGGCGCGCTGCGCGAGCGTCTCGTACTTCGTCGCGGTGTCGGTCAGCAGCTTGATGCGGTTCTCGTGCGCGTAGCTCGGGTCCTGGATGAAGTCGCCTTGCGGCGTGACCATGCCCGCCTTACCGGCCTGGATCGGCTGCTGCGCGGCCATCGCTTGCTGCAGCATCGCGCCCTCGACCGGCTTGTACTGGTCGCCGGCGCGGGCAGCGGCGAGCGCCATCACGAGCGCGTTCCCGCCCTGCTCGCTGCGCTGCTTGGCGTACTGCTGATAACCTGAGACATCGGGCTTCTCGTTCATCAGGCTCGTGGCCTGTTGCTGGAATTCATCGGCTTTGTTCTGGAAGCCGGTGATCATGTCGTTCGAGGGCGCGCCCATCGGAGGCTGCAGGGGCGCCATCGTCGGTTGCAGGCCGCGCAGCGCCGCGCTCTTGCGCAGCGGTGCCGGTACGGGGCTCAGGAGCCCGTAGTCCTCGTCGAGACCGAACATTAGTACTCCGAGCCGTAGCCGGCGGGATCAACCGCGCCAGCGTTGGCCGGCGGGGCACCATTGACCGCGGGATACTGCGCGCCGGGCTTCTGGCGCTGCGCGAGCATCTGCTTGAAGGCTTGGTTGCGTTGATCGATCAGCTGCTGGCGCTGCTGATCGGCGTTCCGCTGCATCATGCCGCCTCCGATCGAGCCGGCGAGGGCAGGCAGCCACGCGTTGCGCGGCATGCGCGACGCGACCCGGCCCTGCTCCGGCATCACCGGTTGGCCGGCCTGCCGCAGCGCCTGGGCGCGCGCGTCCATGCGGGCGATCTGCTGGTCCTGCGGCTGTAGATCGCCCATCGTGATCAGGTACTGGAGGATGCTGTCGTCCATGTCACACCTTCGAGTAGTCGACGGCGGTGATCCCGCCCACGTTCACGCGCGCATCGACGGGCGCCTCTTGCGCGAGCACGCCGTACTGCAGCTTTCCGTGCATCTTGTAGAGGTAGGTCGGGGTGCCGCGCTTGGTCGCGCCGACGCGCTTGATGCCGCGCTTCAGCGAGCGGTCCGAGAAGTAGAGCGCCGCGAGCGAACCGATGCCCTGCATCGCGTTCTGCTGCTGAGCGTTCTGCGAGTTGACGCCGGCGTTGTACTGATCGATCCCGGCTTGGTAGCCCATGCCGGTCGCGCCCAGCATGTTCGGGGCCGTGCCGGCGCCCGCGCTCTGGAACTGCGGGAAGTTGGGGTTGCCGACCTGCTGGCCTGAGAGCAGCGCGTTCATCTCGTTCAGGGGCTGGTTGCGCTGCGCGGTCGCTTCAGCGATCTGCTGCTGGCGGGTCTGATCGGTGAACTGGCCGCCCTGCATCGCTTGCTGCCACGCCTGGGCCTGCGCGGCGTTGCCGAACTGGCCGGCCTGGGCCTGCTGCGCGAACTGCTGCTGCTGGCCCTGGAGGGCAGCCTGCTGGCTGGAGACGTCCATCCCCTGCAGCGCCTGGGCCTGCTGGGTGTTCATCATCGTCGCGTTGTTCGCGGCGGTCTGGTAGGCGTCGTTGCGCGAGCGCGAGAGCTGGTCCTGGGCTTGGTTCCAGGCCTCGCTGCCGCGCGTGATTCCCTTCGCGAGGAGGCCGCTGTCGGTCAGCTCCTGCTGCTGGTTGAACTGCGGATCGAGGCGCGAGGTCGCCTGCTTGTAGAGCGCGTCGCCGGCCTGACCCGTGTAGGCGCTCGAACCGCCCACGCCGGGGCTGAAGTTGGACGTGGTCGGGTTGATGCCTTTGGTCAGATCGCCGGCCTGCGGGGTGCCGGCCAAGGGCGTGAAGCCGCCCCAATTCATCGGCTGACCGTACGAGCCCTTGACGTTGTTCAGCATCGACTGGGCCTGCTGGCTCAGACCGGTCTGCACACCCATCTGCGAGTCGAGCGCGGCCTGCTGCTGCGGCGACAGCGACACGTTCTGGTTCCACGTCGTCATGTGCTGCCCGGTGCTCGGGTCGACGGCGGTCCCCGTGGTCCAGGACTGAGTCCCCCACGGCGTGCTGACGTTGGGCCGGTTGGCCCACGTCTGTTGATTCGTCAGTTGGGTCTGCGCGCCCGCCTGCTGCTGGGCGATCCCTGCGTAATCAGGAACCGGCGGCGGCGGAGGACTGGACTTCCCACCCATATCGTTCTCCAAGGAAGCGGCACTGCTCGCGCCGCATCATCAAAACATGGAGGCAACCGGAAGGGTGTCCATCGGGGATGGTGGCACACAACTCGAAGCCGAGCTTGAGGTCGAAACGCAACGCGTCGAGGTTGTCACCGGCGACCTTTCCGATGGCGACCTTCGCGCCGACCACGTTGAAGATGTAGTCGAACGCGGCGCGGAGCAGCTTGCGGTTGAGCCACCGCTTGCTGCGGGCTGCTACGTGCATCTCCATCGACGCACCGTTGTACCCATCGAACCCGACAACGCCGAGCAGCACGCCGTTGTCGTCAACCATGCCGATGCAGCGGAGGTTCGCCGTCGGCACCAACTCGATCTCTCGGCACAACCACGACGCGAGAGCGTCCTGCGGTCCGTTGATGATCTTCAAATGAAGACGTCGGGCAGGATGTTCGCCGAGATCGTCGCGGTCACCGCTTGGCCCGCCGAGCCGCCGATTGCTGTCACGATCCGCCACGTGCGCGGCATGAAGTCGTTCGCGCTCAGGTTCGCGGTCACCGGCAGCCCGACGCCGATGCGCAGCACCGTGGTGCCGGTCGCGTTAAGCGCCGTGCTTGCCAGGATCGTGTAGTACTTCCCGCTGACCGGGTCCTTGCCTTGGACCGTCACCGTCAGCGTGGGCGCGGTGCCGGCGAGCGTGGTGATGTCGATCACCAGCTGCATCGCCTTGATCGCGTCCATCGAGATGTCCGCGCCGTTGGCGCCGGCCGAGGCCGCGGTCAACGTCGCGAGGGTCATGGTGCTTGGTTGCATCGTCGTCCCCTTACATGAGAGCCGACGAAGAGCCGGCCTTGTACAGAATGTGAGCCGCGCTCCACGCGGTCCCGGGCAGGCCGCGCATCACCACACGCAGCGAGCCGTAGTAACCGACACCGGTGAGGCCGATCCAGGCCTCGAAGGTGGCGTTGCCGCCGGACCATCTCGACTGGTCCCAGCGAGCGACATCAAAGAGCGAGCCCGAGGGCGTGGCGAAGCTCGGCGAGCCCGGCACGGCCTGGATGTTGAACTGTGTGTTCATCTGCACCGAGACGCTGGGCTGCGACGGCGCGATGAAGATCATGCGGGCGGCGTCGAAGGTCTTCAGCAGCCCCGGCGAGTTGAACGGGTTGAAGGCGGGCTGCACATCGGCCTGGATCGTGGCGCCGAGCGTGCCGTCCAGGAGCTGCCCGTCGCTCGTGGTGCTGTCCTCGAACCCGATCGCGACGACGCCGTCGTGCCGGCCGAAGTAGAACGTGCGATCGATCACGTCGGCGCTGCGGACATCAACGCCATCGAACGTCGACCACGCGCTCGTGGTCAGTGACATCACCCACTGCGTGTTGGTGCTGTTCACGGTCGTCGGTTGCGTCACCAGCAACGCATCGGCCTTGGGCAGGACATAGACGCCCCAGCCCTGCTGCGCCATCTGGCCGTTCACCGCCGGCACGAGCGCGTTGTTGATCTTCACCGAGTACGCGGTCGAGGGCGACTCGGGATCGAACTGGCCCGAGATCACTTGCGAGAGCGGCAGCACGCCGCGCGCAGTCACGAGCATGACGTCAGAGCCGCGCTTGCAGAAGAAGTCGGGCCCGATCGGGGGCGCTCCGACGTCCCAGTTGCCGACGAGGCCCCAGGTCGTCGAGCTGGCCGGGTCGCTGCCGGAGTAGACGATCACGTTGCCCTGGCTGCCGAACGCGACGAAGAAATCATCGACGGTCTGACCGGCGTCGCGGGTCCAGTTGGTGCAGGCCTGCAGGTACCCACCCCTCGACAGCAGCGGCCCGAGCGGAAACTCGGTCAGCGGGCCGCTGATGTTGCCGAGGCCCAGGTACCAGACGCTGGAGTTACCGGCGAACGTGAACCAGAGCCGGTTCTTCGACGACGTCACGCTCGTGATGTTGTCGATGTTGCTCGGGCCGCTGGTGAGCGCGCGCTTGATCCAGCCGCCGGTCGAATCGTACGTGTAGAAGCCGCCGCCGTTGTTCGCCGCGCACAGGAAGGTCTTGTTCGCGGTGTTCGAGTGATGCACGTGCGACCAGATCCCGTCGGTCGCGGTCGTGGTCGCTGCGACGGTCGGGGCGTTGCCGCCTGCGGTCACGTCGTAGATCTTGGAGCCGACCATCGCGAAGACTTTGTTGTCGATCGTCGAGGCCCCGAGGTAACCGACGACGCTCGCGACCTCGGTGTTGGCGCCGTCGATCACGTTCGTCGCCCACTGTTTCCAGCCACCGCGGATCTGCACGCCATTCGTGCGCATGAGCACGTTGGTCGCGATGATCGCGTCCGTCGGCGGCATCGTGATGATGCTGTCCTTGAAGTTCAGCCCGCCGATCGGTGCCATCACCGGTTCGAGCGAGGTCTCCTGCGGCTGCGAGACGTTCCGCGGAGACTCCTTCGAGTAGACGCGCTGGCGCCGGGATACCGGGCCCTGGCGCTGCGGACTCTTCGCCATCAGGGCGTGCCGCCGTAGCCCGTGATGGGCAGGTTCGCGGCGTCGATGAGGTGGATCCCGTTGTACGGGCCCGTGCCGCCGACCATCGAGACGATCTCAGCGGTCTGCTGCCGGTTGTAGCGTTGATCGTAGGCACGCGCGAACGCCGCCATCGCGGTCGTCGTGTCGAAGCCTTTGATCTCCTTCCACTTCGCGGTGGCGTACAGCTCGACCAGATACGAGTCGAACTGGATGATGTCACCGTTCTTGTTGGCGAAGTTCTTCAGCGACGTCGGGTCGTCCTGGTCGACGACGAAGCCGCACGAGAGGTACTCGAACCGGAACGTGTGCGCGTTGCTCGGGGGGAACAGCACCTCGAACTTGCCGGCGCGGTAGCGCCACATCACCTGGATCGTGATGCCGACCGCGATGGTTTGCAGCGCCTGCCACGTCTGCGGGTTGATCGTGTTGTAGGCGGGCCAGAGCGCGGTCGCGTCGTTCTGCGTGCGCTGGATGAACGAGAAGAAGTCGTCAGGGAGCGCGAACTGCTTCGTGACCTGCCCGGGGAAATCCTGCACGACAGAGATCGTCGCGGGCTGGATGAAGTCCGGCCACTGCCACTCGCCGATCATGTCGTTCATGGCGTCGTTGACCGCCTTGACGAACTGCAACACCGCCGGGTCCGTGGACCCGACGGCGTCGGTGATGCTGGAGGCGAACCCGACCCGCTGCGCCACCGCTGACACGATGTCGAGCAACGTCTTCTTGAAGATGATCTGGTTCGCCACCGTCTCCCCTTACTTCTTCTTCGGCAGTTGCGGGTGCGCGGCACCTTCGGTTTCGGACGAGGCCTTCACATCGGCCTTGACCTGGGCAGCGACGGACGCATTGGCCTCCGCGAGATCACGTTCGAGCTTCTGGATCCGCTCCAGCAGGCTCTCGCTCGACAGCGACTTGTTGAGCCACGCCTTGGCCTTCTCGACGTACGAGCGCCATCCCGCACCGAGCTTCTGCAGAGTCGTCTCGCTGAGACCGGCGAGCTGCTCCACGGTCACGACGTGGAAGAACTTCAGCTCCTCGATCTTCGCCGGGTCGAGAAAGCCGACCTCGGTGAGCGGCGTGCCGACGTTCTGCGCGATGCCCTTCTTGAAGCGCTCGAACTGCACCGAGAACCGCTGCAGGTCTTCGGACGTCGCCGGCCGCACGACCTGATTGAGCTTGTCGCCCGGAATCAGCACGCGGAGGTAGGCGACCTCTTGGAAGATCGGGCGCTGCTGCAGCACCGACTCCAGCTCGTCGCGCTTCGGCTTCAGAAAGAACTCGACGTACAGACGCTTGTCGTCTGCGAAGCGCTCCAGGTTCTCGCGGTTCGCTTCCTCGTACGAGCCCTGATCGAGCGCGGAGAAGTCGGTCGGCGAGCTGGTCAGCTCTTCGAGCGACTCCTTGGTGTAGATACCCATTCGTTACCCCTTGGTTGGTGCTGCGGTGGAAGCGGAGGGAGCGGACGATGCGCCGCCCCTCTCCGTTGAAGCGGGTGTTACGTGATCGCGCCCTGGGCGAACGGCTCCTCGATCACGGCGAGGCAGAAGTTGCCGGTCGGCACGCCATTCGCGGACGCGGTGCGCGCGCCAACGACCTGCTTGCCCGCTGCCGCGGTCGTGGTCAACTGACCCGAGCCCGCGAGGTACAGCTGCGCGCCGGCGCCGGAGATCGTGCCGTTGGTGGCGACGACGCCCACACCGGAGATCTGGTACCAGCCGAACTGGTTGGCGACGTTCGCCGACATCGACACGGCCACGGGCTGCGCGAGGTTGGCGGTGGCGGGCGCGAGCGCCGTGAGCCACGTCGAGTGGGCAGCGACGCCGGTACCCGTGCTCGCTTCACCGTAGGTGACGACCGAGCCCGCGACCGTCGAGGCGACGCCCTGCAGGTAGATGAAGTCGGCGGCGCCGTACACCGGGTCGACCGCGCGGACGCGGAACCCGAGCGTGTGCTGTTGCACCGTGCTCGTGGCCTCGATGGGCTGGATGCCGATCGGACCGTTTTGAACTGCGTAGGTCATGTGCTCTCCGAAAGGGTTGGTCCTGGCTGGTGAAAAGAGGCGGGCGATGATCTGCCCGCCAACCCACCCACCACGGGGGATTACGAGACGTAGGTGCCGTTGTCCAGGATTCGCGCTTGGTAGCGCGCGCCGTTGCAGGCGAGGTTGCCGGCCCAGGCCAGGATCTGCACTTCGGCGTCCTGGTTGACGGCGTAGCGCTTGTTCGGGTTCAGCGGCACCATGTTCCGCGCCGAGTGCGGGCGCAGGAAGATCCACTTGGTGTTCAGCATCCACGCCGTCTTCGAGGGCGCGAAGCCGCCGATACCGCCGTCCAGGACCACGTCAGCGTCCATGAACTTGATGGTCGGGAAGCCGAACGAGCCCACCTTCGGATCGGTGAAGCGCTGGAGCGCCTGCAGCTCGCGGACGTACGTGTTCCACATCAGGTTGTCCATCGGGATCAGGTCAGGACGCTCCTGGCCCTTGACGATGGACGACCACGCATGGTTCAGCGTGTCCTGCAGCTTGACGGTCGCCGTCGACGTGTTCACGTCCTTGGTCGTCGAGCGCCAGAACGTGAAGTTCGCGCGGTCGATGCCGCCGTAGACGCCGGTCGTCGGATCGATCGGAACCGCGGCGTTCAGGCCGGTCAGCTCCTTGCCGCCCGTGCCGGTACCGTCGGCGTAGATGCCGGCGGCGAGGCGGTTCTGCATGGTGGCTTCGGCGACGCCGATGCGGCCTTCCAGGAGGTCGATGAAGGCCTCGGGGCCCGCGTTCTGGAGCTGCTCCAGGCCGGAGACCACGACCGGGCAGGCGAGCTGCTTGATCGTGAATTCCGCAGCGCTGATGACGTCCTGCGCCGAGATCGGCAGGAGGTCGTAGCCGCTGTACCAGCCGGCGTTGCCGTTCTCGGCAAAGGACAGCTCTTGGACGATGACGTTGCCGCCACCGAAGGGCTTGACGTTGCCGCGCTCGTTCAACTTGGCGAGCAGGGCGGCAGACTTGGACACGTTGTCCGCGATTTTCTTCGACCGGTTCTGGATGGTCGTCGCGATGATGTCCGTGTAGTTCGCGTTTGCGAAGGACATGGCTTCCCTTTAAAGGTCAGGATGTTGGGGACTGCGAGCGGCCCGAGGTTCACTTCCATCGAGAGCGTTCCGACTGTGTCGGTGAACACCCCAGGTAAGTCGCGCATGGGTGTGCGCGGCGGACTTGCTCTACGATGGCCCGTCGGGTTCGCAGTCCCCCGTCCTGCCTGGGGGAAAGGTCTAGCGGAAATGCGGTATTGCGGGTCAGGGTAAACTTTCCCGTGGGATGGAGTTCACCCTTCAACCCCCATCATAGCACGAATCGTGCCACGATGTCAAGCCCCTCAGTGCTGGTGCTGGGCGATCGCCGCCGCGATCGCGCCGCGGAGGCTGTCGTCCTGGGGCGCCACCACCCCGGAGCCGCCGGCGCCCGGGTTGCTGCGGACGCCGACGCTTGCGCCGCGGGCGCGCTGCGCGGCCTCGTGCTGCTGCCGGGCGATGCTGGCGGCCTGCCGTTGCTGGCTGACCTTGGCGATCTCCGGGTGCAGCTGGCACGCGGCCTGATAGGCCTGGGCGAAGGACATGTCCTGCCCGCGCTTTCCGGCGGCCTCGATCAGATCGGCCATGATGTCGCGCACGTACGGGAAGAACTCGTTCTGCGCGTCGTTCGCGAACGTCTCCATCTCGTTCACGGTCTCGTGCTGGAGCCGCTCCATGCTCTGCTGGCGGGCCTGCTCGAATTGGCTGACGAACTGCTGCATCGGCGCCATGCGCTGCTGCACGAGCCGGTCGATCAGGGCAGGGTCGACGCCGTTGGCCCCGCCTTGCGGTTGCTGCTGGGGCTGGCCCGCTAGGGCGCTGTCGAGCATCTGGATGTCGATGGCGTGCTGCTTCACGAGGTGCGCGATGAAGTTCGCCTTGTCGCCGGCGGTGCCGGAGCGCAGCAGCGCGGCGGCCTGCAGCATCCCGTGCATGAACTCGAACGGGTTCGCGCCGGTCGACTGGATCATCGGCAGGAACGGGTTGACGACGTTGGTCATCATCTCGGTAAACTGGCGCGCGCCGGCGCTGTTCTGCAGGACCGTGTTGACCTGCTGCTCACGCCGCAGGATCGCTTCCTGGATCGGACGCGGCGTGCTCGCCCAGTGCTCGCGCTCGGTCGCGCTGAGGGCCTGGGGCGCGCGCAGCGCGCTCGCGTTCTTGTCCTGCTGAGCCTTGTCGGCGGCGGCCTTGTCGGCTGCTACCTTCGCGGCGGGGTCCAGCTTGATGTTGGCGTCAGGCTTCGGCGCAGGCGTCGGCTTCGGCTGCGGATCGGTCTCCGAGCGCGCGAAGCGACCGAGCGCGTCACGGACACGTCCGTCGCCGCTGGGGTGCTGCTCGCCCGGGGTGCCAAGCTCCGGTACCGACGTGGTCGAGCTGGACGTATCCCCGGAAGGGGTTTGTTGGCTGGTATCCCCAGAAGGGGTGCTGACGGGCGTGGTGGGTTCGTTGGACGTGGCATCGCCGCTGGTGTTCATGGCGGACATGATGTCGTCGCGGAGGGTGTCAGGCACTGGGTGACTCCTTTAAAGGTGGGTCGGTGGGTTAGTCGGCGCCCGGAACCGCGGGCCGCGGGGTCCCGCCGACAAAGCCCGGCGTTACCATGTGGGAGCTGCCGCGGAGCGCGGAGGCCTTCGCCGCCGAGCGCCGCTTCACGTCATACGCGATCGCAACCGCCTGCTTCTGCGGCTTGCCTGCGTTCACTTCGGCCGCGATGTTCTGGCTGAAGGCTTCTTTGCTGGGGGACTTATTGAGAGGCATCGTTCGCTCCGTAGGCGGCGGCCGTTGCGGCGCTAGCGCCAAGCCCGAGCTTGGCCGCAAGCTCCGGGTCAATGAATCCGGCGTGTGCCTTGCCGGTGATTACGAGATCGCGCGCGGTCTCGGGCGAGACACCCAGGCGCTTCGCGGTCTCGCCGATCTGTTGCGCGAGCAGCTCCAGCTTCGGCGCGCCGATCGGCGACGTCACGCCGGTGGCGTTCGAGCCCGCGCCCCACACGACCGCCTGGGCAGGCACCGATTCGAGCCCGCTCTTCGCTGCGACCTCGCTCTTCCACCAGGGCGCGAGCGACACCATCTCGGGGACGGTCGCGCTCGCGTTGCGGACCTGCGAGGTCTGCGCGCCGCGCGTCTCCGGCAGCCCGACGAGGCGTGACCAGTGCGCGTCACCGACCGGCCACTGCGTCTGGAAGCCGGTCTCCGGGACGCCGCTGGCGGCGATGTAGCTCGGCACCTTCGCGCTCTTCATGTCGACGTTGCCGCTCTCCAGGTACTTCGCCATCGGCTGTGCCTGAGCGGTGCTGTGATACGGGTGACCGATCACCGCCGCCAGCTCCTTCGGGTAGCCGCGGCCGCGCTCGTTCTCGGCCATGCCGCCGTACTTGACGAACTTGTCGAACTGGCCCTTGTCCGCCATCATGCGGGCCGCGGTGCCGCGGTTCAGCTCGGTCAGCACCTCGCTGCCGGGCGACGACATCCCGGTCAGCGTGTTGAAGCGGTTGTACTCCTCGACGGCGCGCTCGGGCCCGTAGAGCCGCTCGAAGTGCTGGTAGAGCGGGTCCATCGTGTACCAGGACGCCATGCCCTGGAACAGCTCGGGCCGGTTCCGGGCCTCGCCGATGATGTCCTGGAGCCGCTGCGCGTTCTCGGGCGTCATCAGCTCGCGCGCGGCCGCGGAGCCCTTCGCGCCGGGAGGGGCAGTGAACGGGCGCTCGACGATGTTGCCCTGGCGCGTGCCCTGCTGCGCGATGTCGAAGAGATCCCGGCGGTCGACGCCGAAGAGCTGCTTCATCAGCGGGTCCTCTGGCGCGACCTTCGCGTTGGCGACCAGCGAGCGCGGGTCGTCGTAGATCCGCGGGAACGGCGCGTCCTCGACCGAGCCGCGCAGCGCCTTCGCCCGTGCCTGCGACGAGTCGGTGGCGCTGTCAGCGAGCCCCTTGGCGCCGCGCACGGCCGCGCCGACAGGTCCGAGCTTGGACTGTAGCACGGCCTGGGTGAGGTTGCTGACCGTGTCGGCCACGCCGGGCAGGCCTTGCTCGGCGAAGCTCTTCTCTCCGGTCAGGTACGGTGTGGCGCGCGCCGCGTTGGCGGCGAGCCCGATCGGGCCGGGCGCGTACTGGAGCGGCTGCGTCACCGCATCGATGGCGCCGCGGCTGCCACTGTGCTCGCGCAGCGTGCTCTGAGCTTCGCGCGTCGGACCAGGGCGCAACGCATTGGCCTTGAGCGCTGCCTGCACGGCGGCGTCTCGGTCCTCCTCGAAGAGCTTATCCCAGGCGTTCGACAAGAAATCCATCAGACCACCGGGTAGGGCGTGCCGCTGCCGTCACCGGCCTGCTGGTTGGTGCCGCCGGGCCCGAAGTTGACCTGGGCGCCGCCATTAAGCTGCTGCGAGCGCTGCGGCTTGCGGAGCGCGGCGGCACGCATCTGCGACACGACGTTGCCGGCGGGATCCGCGGCGCCCGGCGTGCTCTGGAGCTGCTGGAGCTGCGGCGGGGGCGCGTTCGGGGCGGGCTGGCCCGGGCCACCCATGATGTGGACCAGGGCAGCGCCGGGGTCCTGCAGCCAGCCGCTGGTGTGCTGCTGCACGTAGCGCGAGAGCGGGTCCCGGAACACGGTCTGGTTCAGGCGCGCGCCCAGGGTGTTGTGGCCGTTGTCGCCGGCGTTGCCGGTGCCGAACCCGTAGATGTGGCTCGTGTCGTTGCCGGTGATGCCGAAGCCCGCGTGCTCACCCGCGAACGGGTTCCACGTCGAGGGGCCCTGGAACGGATTGAATGACATGGGGTCTTCCTTTAAAGGCTACCGCCTGCCGCGGCGGACCTGCTCGGTGACGCGCTTCGCCGCCTCGATCACGTCCTGGCGGCGCTGCCTGTGGTCGCCACCGGTGATCGAGGCCTGCTGGCGCTCCTTCGCTTGCTGCTGCCACTGGCCCTTGAAGTCGTCCATCGTGGTCAGGCCGTTCGCGCGCATGTACTCGCGATGCTTGGTGCGCGTGCTGATGTCGGTGCCGTCGGTCGCGCGCATCCCGTCGTAGTGCCGGTCGCCCCACAGCACGCCGTCGGCGAGCTGCGAGCGGACCTGCAGCGGGTTCTCGGGGATCTCGTCGACCCCTTTCTCGTACATCTTGCCGTTGACAAAAACGAATGTCCTACGCGACACGACGGTTCCCCTGGAGAAGGTACAGCACGATCCGCGCGAGATCGATCAGCGCGGCGTTGGGGTCAACGACCTTGATCGGGCAGAGCGGGTGATGATGCTGCAGCTCCATGTCGATGATCTTGACGAGGTCCCGCGCGTAGGTCGTCTTCGCGTCGTTCGGCGCGGGCTGGAACAGTGGGTGGGTGTGAGAGGCGCTCATTTGCCGTAGGCCTGCTCGTCGATCGCTTGATCGAGCTGGCGCTTCCGCCCGCTCATCTTGTCGGCGGCCTGCTCCGCGGCGCCATTGCCGACGTCGCTGGGGACCGGGCGCCCGAACATGCCGCGCAGCGCCTGGACCTTCGTGTAGGCCTTCTGCAGCGTCTTCATCGGGTTGCTGAAGAGGTTCCGATCTTCCTGCTGATCGGTGTCCTTCGGTTGCTGATTGACGTCGCTCACTGCGGTGCTCCTGGGTTCCCGTTGGCGGGGTTGAGGGGTTGAACCTGCGCCGCGATGTTCGCGGCCTCTGCTTCCTTGTTCGTCTTGTGCGCCTGCGCGAGCGTGGCGACGGTCTGTGCGTGCTTCAGGCCGGCGTCGGCGTGCGCACGAGTCGCCTCGGCGTTGGACTTCAGGACGTCGTGCTGCAGCGGCGCGGCGGTGGGCGTCTCGGCGCCCTGCCCGCCCTGCGAGATCTGCTGCACGATCGCCTGGGTCTGCGCCTTCTTCAGGCCGGCGGCAGCCATCTTGTCCTGCGCCTCGGCCTGCTCCTTGGTCTGCTGCGCGCTCGGCTGCTGCGGCTGCGCGGCCTGCTCCTGGAGCTTGTTGAGGGCCTGATCCATGATCCCTTCGACTTCCTTCGAGACCTTGAAGCCGCCCATGGCCCACTTGAAGAGCTGGAACAGGAACGGCGCCATCGTCGGGTTGCTGGTCGCGAGCGGCACCATCTGCTGCATGAACTGACCGACCGCTTCGAGGAACTGCGTGCGGGCGTCACGCTCCTTCGCCCAGTCGAGCGCCGCGATCGTCTCGGGGTCGACGGTGATCCGCCACCGCATCTTGTCCCAGTCCTTCAGCAGCGCAACGGCCTGCTGCGCGTACTGCGCGTCCGGCGTCGCCTGGATGTTGGACTCCTCGATCAGCGTCTCGGGCGAGTAGTGCCGCGACATCACCTCGGCCTTGATGCGCATCGTCGCCGCGATCCATGCCGCGATCTCGGCCTGCTTCGTCTGGATGCGCGACGCGCCGAACTGCGCCTTCATCTCCTGCGCGCCGAGCGTCTCGTTCGGGTTGCTGGCGCCGCGCATGATGTCGCTGATGCCGAGCACCTCGTAGACGTGCTGCTGCGCCGCCGCCAGCTCCTGGCGCAGCAACGCGATCACGTTCCCGACCTCTTCGATCGGCAGGAACGAGATCTGGCCCTGGACGCCGCCGCGCTCCGCGAACGCAGCCCAGTTGTCGACGCCGATCAGCGTCAGCTCGCCGGCCTTGTAGATGTTCTTGATCTCGGCGCTGTTCTTGTCGTACAGGCCCGCGACCTTGCAGGCCTTCGTGAGCCACGCGATCCGGTTCTGCAGCTCGTTGATCTGCTTGAACAGATCCTTCGCCATCGCGTAGTCTGCCTTCGGCATGAAACGCGTCGTGGTCGTGTTCGCCGCGAGCGGGCAGGGGCACGGGAAGAAGTTCTCCAGCTGGAGCGGGTCCTCCTTGAAGTCCGCGACCTTCGCCATGCCGTAGCTGAACCAGTAGACGCGCTTGGTGAGCTTGCACCAGATCTCGAAGATCTCGGCCTTCTCCCAGGCCTGCTGCTGCACGCTGATGTCGCCCGCGAACTCGTCGCGCTGGCCGTTCTGCTTCTTGAAGTTCAGCAGCGCCGCCATGTCCTTGCCGAAGCGCTTCTCGGCGTCGCCCTTCGTCATGTAGACGCGCTTCGCGACCCAGCCGCACTCCTCCCAGGTCCGGCACGGCTGCCAGAAGAAGTCGCGCCAGTAGCAGTAATCGACCGGCGTGTCCTCGCCGATCTTCACGTCGAAGGTGCCGCCCGCGTCGATCTGCTTGCCGGTGAGCGGGTCGTTGGTCGGCTCGATCGTGTTCTGCCCGATCTGCGCGTCGTAGCGCACGAAGAGCTGACCCAGGCCGATGATCAGCCAGTCCTCGATCCCGTTCTTCGCGCTCGCGTTGAACGGTGAGCCATCCAGCTCGATGCCGCTGTTCAGGATGCGCTCCAGCATGTTGCCGGCGACGCGCGCGACGTCATCGTCCTGGTCGCGGAACAGCCGCGACACGTCCACCTTCGGGACGCGCGCATAGAGCGAGGCCTTGAGCACGTCCACCGTCGACCAGAACAGGTTGATGTGGTTCTGCAGCTCTTCCTGCACGCCGCGCTTGTCGAGGTACATGCGGAGCACGTCCGCGCTCTTCGCGTGGAAGTCCTTCAGCTCGCTGCGCGACGCAGCCAGCTCCTTCTCCCAGTACTGGTACATGCCTTCCGGCGTGTTCGGGAACGGCGCGTACGGGTTCTCCTCGGTCTCCTGGCCGCGCTGGTTCGCGTCGGCCTTCGCCGGGGTGCTGTCGGGCGTGGAGGTTGAGCCTCCGCCACCACCGATGGTCGGGATCATCTGTTCTCCATCTCCCACAGATCGTCGAGGGAGAATGCGTGGTCAACTGACTGCGGTTTCTTCGGCGGTGGCGGCGCCTCGGGCTCAGGTAGTGCCTGCGGGTTCATCACGATCGCGCCGTAGCTGAAGCCGTCGCCCGGGTGCGAGGCCCAGTTGTGCTCGGGCTCACGCGAGAACTGCCGGGTCTCTTCGTTGTACTTGAACTGCCACGCGCGCAGGCCCTTCAGGCCAAGCTCGCACGCGCTCCTGCTGAACATCGTGCGGCGCGCGACCTTGCGGGCAGCGCTGATGCGATCCGCCACCGAGAGCGACGGCACGATCGCGACGTCGTAGTGCGCCGCCTTGAAGCGCTCCATCGCGCTCGTCTTCGTCGCGAAGGTCTTCGCGCGGGCGTCGTGCGGCATCCACAGCTTCGTGATCTTGCCGCCCTCGCTCGCCGGCCTCCAGTCGCTCTTGCTGAAGGCCTCGATCCAGTCCTCTGCGTCGCGCCCGCTCGCCTCGTCATAGCCGCAGCACAGGTACCAGCCGCCCGGCAGACGCTGCCACAACCAGAACGACGTGGTGTCGTGGAACCCGATGTCGCAGCTCAGCTCCAGGCCGGCGCCGTCGGGGTCGTAGGTCCAGTCGTCGATGCGGCCGTCGCGCTCGGCCTGCTCGATGTACTTGCCGAGGATCGCGCCGACGTTCGCAGCGCTGAAGTCGCAGTAGTACTCCTGCCGCGCCAG